CAAACGAACAAAAGCAAAACATATATGGGGCGGCAAAACCGCAAAAGAATGGGTTACTATATTAAATGGCGACTATTGGATAATCTTAAAACATATCCAGACTGGCACCATGGAAGACTACGACACTTACCGTAAATGGAAAGGCAGCGTCCGTCTTAAAAGAAATCAAAACAACATTAAACGGTTTATGACACCCAATGGCGTTATGACATATATTGAAGCAAAAGAGGCATTTGGTTTCAAAGATGCTGAGGCAATCAGAAATCGTATTCGCAGTGAAAAACCAGAATATGCTGATTGGCATTGGTTAGAGGAGACACAGTAATGAAACACCTAATCCTAATTGCTATACTGTTTACTACCCCTGCCCACGCTGGACTGTTCCAAGGCATTGCTGACTTTTACAATTCAAGAGATAAGTGTCAACTCAAAAACTATCCAGGTGGTGTTGAGAAAGCAGACCCCAGCCAATTGCCAAGTTATTGTGGCAAAGGCACCTATGCCCAACAACAGCGAATTGAACGTGCATTAGCAGGTGGCAAATTTGTAGTGATTGGTGGTGCTTCTGGTTATCCAAATTCACAACGAACCAATCGTGTTAAAGAGATTGTGCCAGTAGGTGATTCATTCATAGTTTACCATTTAGACGGCGGTATTGAATATATACAGTAGTCAATCGTATTAATCCTATATAATGACTTAGCCCCTTTAACCAGGGGCTTTTTTTTGGATAGCATAAATACTATTATGAGAAAGCCATACTATCCTACACCAAAAAGTCAGTCAGGTAGACAACGACGCACTGAATGGGTAACAGGCACAGACCCACTCACACGCGACAAATACTATGCCTACCTTAAACACAGAGCACAGGCCAAGTATAGACGTGAATTGTATGACCTTGAGTTTGAAGACTGGTTAGAGTTATGGCCAGACTCACTGTGGCACCAGAGAGGCAGATACTCACATTCACTGTGCCTAGCTCAACGTGATCCAGACTTTGGATGGATAAGAGAAAACTGTGTGGTAGTCAACAGAGGCTCACAGTGTAAAAGGACAGGTTCAAGGAGAACACATGATAGAATCAAATTTTAATCCTTATGATGTATTATGTGAATTGGTCACACACTGTGAACGCAATCACAAAAACACAATGGAGTTGGCAGCCGCACACAACAAACAGGCAAGGGCTCTAGAAGAATTGGCCAAACAACATCAGGACCTTGTTGAACTGTTTTCAAAAACACGTATGGAAATCATAGACCTACGCACACAGTTAGAGTTGGCAGAAATCAAACGCAGATGAAACTCTCAAAATGTCAACAAACTGTAGCAGACGATCCGCATCGCTTCAAGGTAGTGATTGCTGGTAGACGCTTTGGCAAAACATATCTTGCCATTAGAGAATTGTGTTACCACGCTAAAGAACCAAACAGAGAAATATTCTACATCACCTCCTCATATAGAAGTGCCAAGATGATTGTGTGGAAGCCTCTCAAACGTAGACTGATGGACCTACGTTGGGTAAAGAAAATAAATGAAGCAGAACTTTCAATCACACTTAAAAATAATTCCACAATAAGTCTTAAAGGTTCAGAAGATCCAGATAGGTTACGTGGTGCTTCACTTTCATATTGTGTAATAGATGAAGTAGCAGAATGTCAACCAGAGTTGTGGACAGAAGTTATACGTCCTGCTCTAGCTGATCAACAAGGTGGCGCACTGTTTATAGGCACACCCAAAGGCAAAGGCAATTGGAGTTATGATTTATTCTGTCAAGCAGAAACACAACCTACTGTGTGGCAAAGTTTTCAGTTTACCACATTGGACGGTGGCTTTGTTACTGAAACAGAAATAGAACAAGCTCGTCAAGACATGAGTGAACGTCAGTTCCGCCAAGAGTTTTTAGCCACCTTTGAAACATATGAGAATCGCATTGCGTGGGCATTCAGTAGAGAAACAAACTGTGATGTGCCCAACAACCTGGATACCACAGTGCTACACATAGGCATGGACTTTAACGTAAGCCCTGCCACAGCAGCCATATGTGTAAGAGAACATGACACACTGTACCAAATAGATGAAATACAGATGTATTCAGCAAACACATTTGAAATGTGTGATGAAATAACACACAGATACCCCAAATCAAAAATATTTGTGTATCCTGACCCCTCAGGTTCTGCTAGAAAAACATCATCAAACCAAACAGATCACACAATATTATCAAATGCAGGCTTTCTTGTCAAGGCACCACGCAAACATGACCCAGTTAGAGACAGAATAAATGCTATAAATGCTCGTTTCTGCTCAGCTACGGGTGAAAATCACTTATATATTGCTAAACAGAATAAATACACTATAGAAAGTTTGGAAAAATATACATACAAAGAAGGAACACAAGTGCCTGACAAAAATGGTTACGATCATATGTTTGATGCTCTAAGTTATTGTGTTGCTTATTTGTTCCCAATACGAAAGAACCAGCAACAACAGTTACCACCGCAAAGATGGGGAACTAAAACATACTAGGACGCACTTAAATGGATCAAATACAAACAATATCAACAGCAGTGCAAGCCGCACTCAGTGGCAACAGCACATACTCAGCCTATAAAGACATATGGGAATACTATCTAGAAAGTTATATGGGCGGAGAAGAATACCGCAATGGTGGACACCTTATACGTTACCAATTAGAAAATGAAGGTGAATACAATTCAAGACTATACCAAACACCATTAGACAATCACTGTAATTCAGTTATTTCAGTTTATAATTCATTTTTGTTTAGAGAACGGCCATACAGAGATCTAGGCACATTGGCGGGCAGTATAGATGCAGAAGACTTTTTGAAAGATGCTGATTTTGACGGCAGAAGTTTATGTTCATTTATGAAAGACGTAAGCACTTGGAGTTCAGTGTTTGGACATTGTTGGGTAATGGTTGCCAAAGCCAATGTAGGTGCAACAACCAGAGCAGAGGAACAAGAACAAGGAGTGCGTCCTTATGTTAGTTACCTTACGCCATTGGTTGTGCTTGATTGGGAATATGCACGTTCACGCACAGGCAGATATGAATTGGTATACTTCAAGTACCTAGAAGAATCAACAGGTTCAGTGTCAGTGATAAAAGAATGGACACCAAAGTCAATAATAACCACAGTAGCTGACCTAGACAATGACACGATAATTGAAGAAATAGAAGAGCCAAATCAGATTGGCATAATACCAGCTGTTTGTGTGTACAATCAAAAAGGCATACAGCGTGGTCTTGGTGTAAGTGACATTGCAGACATAGCGGATCTACAAAAATACATCTACAATGGCACATCAGAAATCATGCAGTCAATACAAATGGACACACATCCAAGTCTAGTTGCTACACCAGAAACAAATGTAGGAACAGGCTCAGGTGCACTTATACATATGCCTGAAAACATTGACCCAGGATTAAAACCATACCTATTAGAATTTACAGGTGCTGGCGTAGACAAAATACTTTCAGCTATAAGACAAAAAGAAGAAGCCATAGACAAAATTGCAAATACTGGTGCTGTGAGGGCTACAGAATCAAGAACCATGAGTGGAGTTGCAATGGAAACGGAGTTCCAATTACTGAATGCTAAACTTTCAGAAAAAGCAGATAATCTAGAACTAGCTGAAGAACAGATATGGCGTCTGTTTGCAGACTATGTTGGGGCACAATGGACAGGCAAAATAGATTATCCTGGCAGCTTTAATATCAGAGACACCGCCACTGAAATCAATCAGTTGAGAACAGCCGCTGAGACTGTAGGCGATGACCCACAAGCCAAACGAGAGATTGTGGGTGCTGTTATGCAGTGGATGGGCATAGACAATTATGTTACTGAATTTCAACCACATATCATGGTGTCACCTGAAGGTGAACAAGTGGTAGCTGAAACAGAAGCAGAACATTTAGCATTGGCGGCTCAAGGATACACACACCTAGGAGAGTAAACAATGGCCACCTATAGAGGGTCACCCTGTAAAACAAATTGTGGAGGACATTCCGCAGGTGCAAGATATTTTAGACGTGGAGGCAGAAGCCTTACTAGAAGCAGTAGTTCGTTTAACAACGGTATGAGAGCCGCACAGAGAATAGCCAAACGTCGTGGCCAAAGAACTAGACTGAGCGTAACAAAAAGGAGCAAATAATGCCTAAGAATCAACGTGGTGGAATGAAAAAGAAAAAGAAGAAGAACCAAAGAGGTGGCAAAAGCAAAAGCAGAAGAGGTTAATTGGCAGAATTACTTTGAGCGAATTCGTCCAGTTTGTCCGTGGAGCTATAGTGCATTCATGAGAGAAGGCATACACATATTTGAATATCAACCTAACCTGTTTAATGTTTGGCGTCAAACATTTCACACTCGTAGGCAAAATGATAAACCACAACCAGAAGCATACGTTTACACAGCAGAAGGTTATGATTCAGAGTATCTAGAGAACCTAACTGAACAATACAATGCATTAGACGACGGCTGTGAGTATCTGTGGAGCCATCCTAGCCATGAAGGTGACTCAACACCTATTCCTGTAATCATACAACAAGACCGTGACACACTCACAGACCTAAGACTGAAGACAGGCTATGAAGAGCCAGAAAATTTAGCATATGCTCGTGAAAGATTTCATGATGCCAAGTGTAAAGCCAAACAGAGAGGCATAGAATATCATTTAACATTTGAAGAATGGTATGATTGGTTTTTATCTAATGGTGTAGACCGTAATCAGCGTAGACGCTACAACAAAGACTCAATAGTGATGTGTAGAAAAGGAGACACAGGGCCATATCAACTGGATAACATCTATCCTGGCACACTAAAACAGAACAGTTTAGATCAACACAATATGCCTAAAGGCACAAGACCAGTGATTACACCTGAAGGAGAGTTTAGAAGCTGTAATCAAGCAGCCAAAACACTAGGGGTTAACAATGTAACAGTGAAACATAGGTGTAACAGTGACAATTTTCCTAACTGGCAATGGAAATAGGTTCGTTTCAAACACCATTTTTTATTATTGACATAAATACATTACGAAAACAAACACTCTAAGGAGGCGAGGTTAACAATGGACCATAATGAAAATACATTGGCTAAAGAAGACGTAACTGA